GAATGTTGGATGCCGGTGTCGCAAAGGAATGTGCCCGTTTCGTGCTCCCACAGGCAACTCAGACACGTCTTTATATGAGTGGGAGTATAAGGTCCTGGATACATTACATAGACCTTCGTAGTGCTCACGGAACCCAGGCAGAGCACAAGGAAATCGCAGAAGCAATTCGTTGTATTTTCACTTGTCAATTTCCAACAATCTCTTCTGCTCTTAATTGGACTCGTGAAAATTGTGATCCTTGCGAATATCAGAGCGCAATCACACTAGAATAAATACCTTTGCATATTATTTTTAAAAATGCCTACATACCCCGTCAGACACATAGAAACTGGTGAAACAAAAGAACTTTCAATGACAATGGTTGAATATATAAATTGGAAAGAAGAAAACCCAAAATGGGATAAAGATTGGAGTCAAGGATGTGCTGGAATTGGAGAAGTTGGAGATTGGAAAAATAAACTTATTTCTAGAAAACCCGGATGGAATGAAGTCCTAGAAAGAGCATCAAAATCACCAGGTTCTAAAGTAAAAAAAATCTAATGGCAAGAAGAAAGAGAGCATCTTTGGACCAACCAATCGGAGTTGGTCTTACGGCAAAACAAATCAAACGTAAAAAACCAATTAATTCAGAATTACTTTTAGACATTGATCCACTTACAGAAAATCAAAAAGCACTTTTTAGATCTTATCAAATGGGTCAAAATGTTGTTGCTTATGGTTGTGCCGGTACAGGTAAAACTTTTATTACACTTTATAATGCGATAGCAGACGCTTTAAATGAAACCACTCCTTATGAAAAAGTTTATATTGTAAGATCTCTTGTTGCGACAAGAGAAATTGGATTTCTTCCTGGTAATCATGATGATAAGGCAGATATTTATCAAATACCATATAAAAATATGGTGAAATATATGTTTCAATTATCGAATGATGCAGAATTTGAAATGCTTTATGGCAATTTAAAACAACAAGAAACTATTAAATTTTGGAGCACTTCATTTCTTCGTGGTACAACTTTAGATAATGCAATTATTCTTGTGGATGAATTTCAAAACTTGAATTTTCATGAATTAGATAGTATAATTACTCGTGTTGGTGAAAATACAAAGATTATGTTTTGTGGAGATGCTACTCAGTCTGATTTGGTTAAGGGGTATGAAAAAAATGGTGTTATCGATTTTATGAGAGTTTTAAAAGTGATGCCATCATTTGATATGATAGAATTTGGAATTGACGATATTGTAAGATCTGGTATAGTTAAGGAATACATTAGTGCAAAAACAACATTAAATCTATGACATTTATTCATCATAATTACTTGGGTGATCTTGAATTAGAAAAGAAAGAAACAAATGGTATGCGTCTTTATAATCTTCCAAATGGAGATTGGGTACCATCGATTACTTCTATAACTTCTTTTTATAATCGTGAGATTTTTGTTAAGTGGAGAAAACGTATAGGGATTGAAGAAGCAAATCGAATTACAAAAAAAGCAACTGCACGAGGCACTGATTTTCACCAAGTCTGTCAGGACTATTTGGAAAATAAGGAACTGAATTGGGATGATTATCAACCTCTCTCAAAGTTTATGTTTCATCATGCTAAACCAGAACTTGATAAAATAAATAATATTCATGCGATTGAAAGAACTCTTTATTCTGAATACCTTGGACTTGCTGGAAGAGTCGATTGTATTGGTGAATATGATGGAGAGTTAGCAATTATAGATTTTAAAACATCAGAAAAAATAAAACCTGAAGCTTGGTTAGAAAATTACTTTGTGCAAGAGACTGGATATGCTTGTATGTATTATGAGTTAACCAAAATTCCAGTTGTAAAACTCATTACTATTATGGTAACACCAAATGGTGATGTTAAGGTATTTGACAAAAGAAACAAAAACGATTATATTAAACTCTTAGTAAAATACATTAAGGAATTTGTAAAATCCAAAACAAATGAAAGAACAAGTAATTAAAGCTTTAGATGAAAAATTTTTATGCTCTGATAAGTTTGCTCAAAAAATTGAAACATTAGTTAAAGATCATAAAATATCTTATATTGATGCAATTGTTCAATTTTGTGATGACAATTCTGTTGAGGTTGAAACCATTCCAAAATTAATTTCAAAACCATTAAAAGAAAAACTTAAATGTGAAGCAACCAAATTAAATTTTTTGAGAAAAACTAGTAAAGCCGTATTGAAATTTTAATGACACCATTTGATTGCTATAAAACATATCTGGCATTCAAAAATCATTTTACAAAAGAATCATATAATTATCACAAATACTGTGGAAAATCAAAAGCATCATTAGAATCTTTTTATAAACGTAAAGACCGTTATTTTTTTGAAAAGACCTCAAGACAAAGAAGTGATAAAGAAGTTGAAAACTTTTTCGTTGCAAATTTTTCTTCTGCAAATGATCCACAATCACTATGGATAGGTGAAATTATTCGGAATGGTGAAGCAAAGTATAATGAGTGGCAAAAAAAGATACAATCATTATCATATATTTTTAAGCAAGAATCTGAAGAAATGTTGTCTTCAACCAACGTAGAAGACTTATTTGTATGCTCAAAGCAACATCCACCAATTTTAAAAAAATTTTTAAGTGGAAATATCTCTCTTGAAAATATGGTCATATATGATATGATATTTTCATATGTAAAGGATTTTGACAAAAAGATTCAAGATCCTATATGGGAATCTGTAAGTATTAGAATTAAAAAGTATAAACCTTTTCTAAATATTGACGTATTCAATTACAAAAAAATACTGAAAAAAATGATTTTAAATACTGATGAGTAATTTTTTTGAATCAGAATTTGTAAAGTCTGAACTTATAGAAATATCAGAATTACAAAACCAAATTTACAAAAAAATATTTAATTTTACCTCTTTACCCAAAGAAGAAAAATTAAATCATATTTCTTTAATAGAAAAATTAATTATAAAGCAGAAAATTTTATATACTCGCATGAGTCTTTCGGAAGATCCAGAAGCAAAAAGTATGGTGGAAAAAATTATAAAATCTACTCAAATGCTAGGATTTAATGAAGACCTACAATTAGTTTTAGACCATATGCAACAAATCTTACAAAACACCAAAGAGCAGGTTGACACACAATAAATTTCCTGCTACACTATAAAAGTAATCCAACAAATCCAATTAATACGGAGAATACGAATGTCATTTGAAAATCTTAAAAAGCAATCCAAACTTGGTTCACTTACTTCCAAGTTGGTAAAGGAAGTGGAAAAAATGAGCACCGGAGAATCTGGTGCAGATGATAGATTTTGGAAACCAGAAGTCGATAAAGTGGGAAATGGTTTTGCAACTATCCGTTTTCTTCCTGCTCCAGAAGGAGAAGATCTTCCTTGGTCTAAAGTTTGGAGTCATGCTTTTCAAGGTCCTGGTGGATGGTATATTGAAAACAGTTTAACTACTTTAAATCAAAAAGATCCAGTATCAGAACATAATCGAGGTCTTTGGAATAGTGGTAATGAAAAGGATAAAGAAACAGTTCGTAAGCAAAAACGTAAACTGTCATATTATGCCAACATTTATGTTGTAAAAGACCCTACCAATCCACAGAATGAAGGTAAGGTTTTTCTTTATAAGTTTGGAAAGAAGATCTTTGATAAGATTATGGCAGCAATGCAACCTGAGTTTGAAGATGAGGAATCAATCAATCCATTTGATTTTTGGCAAGGTGCTAATTTCAAATTGAAGATTCGCAAAGTTGATGGTTATTGGAATTATGATAAGTCTGAATTTGAATCTCCTTCTCCACTTTTAGATGATGACGATGCTTTAGAAGCACTTTGGAAGAAGGAAAATTCACTTGCAGAGTTTCTTTCTGCATCCAACTTCAAATCTTATGAAGATTTGGAAAAGCGTTTAAATCAAGTTCTTGGTGGCAAACAACCTCAACTTAAGATCGATTCCGAAGTACAAGATGAGGAGTATACACCAGAAGTTGAAGAGAAGTCTTACACTCCAGCATTTAAGGCACCAAAGCCGGTTGATGAAGACGAAGATGATACCCTCAGCTATTTTCAGCGTCTTGCTGAATAGTCATTTCAAAATTGACTTTTAATTTCATTTTATGCCGGAAAAAAATTCCGGCATTTTTTTTGCCCTATTACTTTTTTATTAATTTGTGAGATTTATGTTGTCAGTTTTCTTTAGATTGTCACTCACATAATCCGAAGAAACTTTATAAGTTGCAATATTTTCTAAATCATCAATTGCTGCCTGAAGATAATCGTTTCTCAAAATAAAGATATTTCTTTTTTCATCATTTGTTTCTTCTTCATAATCTTTATGTGTGACTGGATAACATACTTCAATTCCACCTTTTCTCACCATGATCGCTAAGTTTTCATCATAGTATTCCAAAGCAGCAACAGAATCTTCAATTGTTTTATTGTAAAATGTAGTATCAACAATTAAATTTGCTGGTTGTACAACTATGTTTAAACTATTTCTAACTTCTAATGTTTTGTAATATTTAATTTCATAAAATCCTTCTTCGGACCCATATTTTTCTATCATATAATTATAAAGGCCAATTTGATTTAAAGGCCATTCATTGTATACATCAATAATATTGTTGACTGTCAATACAATCCAATCTAATCTTGAATCATCATAAAATTTTTCTGCAACTTGATCTGGTCTTTCATCACCGATAATAGAATACTTTGTAAAAAATGACGCATTTTGAAAAATATCTGCACGAATCTTTGCTCTTCGGAAGAAATTTTTAGCAACTACAGTTGATAAACTGGAATTTTTATCTGGAAGATTTGTATGATATTCAATGTTGGGTAGAGATTTAAAATAAGACATTTTAGTAACCTATTGAATATGATGCAGATTTTTCATTATCACCATCTGCTTTAGTATAATCATCATCAAAAATTGGATCCAATTCGGAGAAACTTAATACCACTTCATAACTTATCATTGATCCATTTGCATATGTCATATAAGATCCATCTGGAGTGTAATTTACGGCAATATTGTTTAATGCACAAAGTTTAAATTTGTTTAAAAATGGATGATCTACGGATTTTGATGATATAATTTTTCCGTTTTGAATTTCATTTTGTAAAAATTTTGGACTTATTTTGAAAACATTTGGTGATGCAAGAAATATTCCGTTTGCTGCTTTTTTAACAGAAGATCCTTGTTTGAAAATGCGAATAATGTTTTTAACTTCTTCTGCTTCCCTTTGATATCTTGGAGTCATACGATAAGTAAATTGAAACGATCTTAATGATGGACCAGTGAATAATAATTCTGAGTTTGGATTTATAATTGCTCCAGTTGACCTTGTTAATAAATTTTTTCCAGTTAATCCTTTTAGAATAGCATTCATTGCGACTGCTTGAACAGCAGTTCCTGTTGTTGGATCTTTTAATTTGTTTCCAACATCCCTTACAACATCTCCTGCTGCCTTAAAACCATTGTCACTTCCCATGATTCCTGCTGCTGCTTGAGCACCATATGCTTCAAGTGCATTTAAATCAGCACCTGCCCAGTTAACTGGATTGCTATCTTGCATGTTTCCAGGTACTGGTAAACAAATTGTTGCCAATGTTTGAGATGAAGCTGCTTGTCTTGTAGTTGCATCATCCAAATCCGTTGAAAGTCCTCCAGCAAAAGTAGTGCCATTTTCACCACCACTCACACCAAAAACTGATAACTTATCATTTGGAACATATCTAACCATTTCAAACTGAATATAATCATTTGAATTTTGATCTGCACCAGAAAGTGGATATCTATAAGTAGTTTTGTTATATGCTGTTCTTGCTTTTGCAGACTTACTTATTTGATCTTTGAGTGCTGAGTTGTCTGCTTCAGTAAATGTTGGAGCATTTGCTCCTGCAGCACCACCTCCTGGACCGCCAGCAGTTGCACCTGCACCTCCACTAGCATTTGGTCCTCCGGATGGAGAACTTTCTGGTTTTTCTGCGGAAGTTTTGGGGAATAATTTATCTTGTTGTGCTTGAGTTAAAGATTTATCTATTGTTTTATCTAGATCTTTTCTAAGTGCATTTTTGGTTGCTGGATCACTGTTTAATTTTTTTTGAAGATCTATTCTTTGAGTTTTATTAAGACCCTCATTAAGAAAATTATTTTCTTCCTTTACTTCCCATTTCTTTTTTGAGGGACTCCAAACTGCAAGAGTAATATCTCCACCAGGGCTTGGTTTTACTAAATTAATAGCTCCAGCATTCGGACCAGTGTAAGTTATTTGTTGTTTAACATAATATGCCGAGTCAATAATTGGGGCTTCACGAGTTACTCTATTTGGTGTTCCTAAAGTTTTTAATGAAATCCTAGTTCCAACAGATGTTTCCCCTCCTGGTCCTGACGTACCACTACTATTATTTGGAACCGGCATTTTTATTGTATATTTTTTTAGTTATTTATGCGAAACTTTTGATATTGTATTGATTTCATATAATCAATTTCATCATCATAAACAGTATAAAGTTGTCCATTAACTTCATTCCAGGTGTAATTTCTAATTGCTTGTTTTGGGTCTACATCTTGCCAATGAAAATTTAATCCCCTAAATCCCCATTGTTTAACTTCTAAAGCAGCGATTAATGGATGTTGATCATATTTAATTTTTGGTGTTTTTGCTTTATAAATGAATGTATAATAATTTCCTGGAGTTGGAATAAATTCTAAATCTTTAAATACTGAAATAATCTCTATCATTATATCTTCAGGATCTCTCATTCCCTTAATATTGTTTTTTAATATTTCAATTCTTGATATTTGAGTTTGTTTTTGATAATCTGGATTTTCTTTAATTTTTTCAATTAAATCCGATTTATTCAGTCTTTCTTCAATAATCCTTCTTAAAGGAATTCCAAATGTCTTTGCAATTTGGCGAAGTTGATCTCTAGTATAATCTGTAAGTGCCTTAGATATTTTTGAAAAATTTTTTGCCATGACTTTTTATTGTTATGAATAATTGAATAGATCTTTTTCTGTAATAATTTTAAATTCCATCAATCTATCTTTACAATATTCTTCTGCTGCTTTCCATTTAGCTTGATTTTTTGCATATTCTGTAACTTCTGTAATATATCTTTTACTTTTTGCTTTTTGTGGTTTTGGACCATCTACTTGTTTTTGAGGTTTGACTTCTACAACATATTTTTTTGTATTTCCTTCATTGGTCTTCACTTTAATATAAAAATCTGGAAAATAACGATGTACTTTTCCATCTAAAGGTGATAGATATGGGATCCAAAATTCTTCAGATTTCCATTCTAAAATACTTTCATTTTGATCACACCAAGTCATAAATTTCAACTCCCAAAGAGACCTATAGACTATATTTGTTGGATCTCCTTTATATTTTTTATAATTTGCTGGTTTAAACTTTCCTTTATAACTCATCTACATAGTATATAATCCCCAAATACTATTTATTTTCCGATGGCAGGAAATGTTCCAAATACAAAAGGATTTAAAACATCCGATTATATTTCTAAGTTTTTAAAACTTGCTCAAACTTCCCAATATTTTGTGTATTTTGGTTTGGGAGAAACTAGCGCAAAAAAAACTGTATTGGGTCAACTTGGAAGTTCTAATACAAGTTTAAAAAATTTCCTTTTTCGAAATATTGTAGGTGGATTTAAAGAAGATAGCATTGGAATGTTGTGTAGTGAAGCATCACTACCAGGAAATTCATTTGCAACTACTGAAGTAAGTAATGATTTTTATGGAGTAACTCAAAAATTTCCTTATCGCAAAATTTATAATGATCTAGAATTGACTTTTTATGTGGACTCAAATTACAACATAATTAAATTTTTTGAAAATTGGATGTCATTTATTGCAAGCCCAAATGGTTGGGGGCAGGCAATTCAAGAAGGTGGATCAGAGGCATCATTTAGATTTCACTATCCTGCAAATTATAAATGTAATATCTTTCTACAGAAATTTGAAAAGGATCTTAAAAGTAATTCAAACTATGTGTATCGATTTGTAAATGCATTTCCATTTGATATTACCTCAATGCCAGTTTCATATGATTCATCGGATATATTAAAATGTAGTGTTACATTTGCTTATGATAGATACATTGCAGATCCTGATGGAAAACTTTATGGATCACAAGAGCGTCCAGTAATATTGAATCCACAGAAAGATAAATCTGTACCAAATACTGCTAATGAAATACTTGAACAAGGACCAAATGATCATTTAAATATTGGTAATCCTGCTCTTGATCAATTTGGATCTCGTGATCAATTTGGTAGAGGTGCAGAAGGAACAATTGGTGCTAATATTATTGCATAAAATTTGAATAAGAAGATGAAAATATCATAATAAATAATCATACTGAAACACACTATAGGTCATTATGCCTTTACCCAAAATTGCAACGCCAACATATGATATTGAGTTGCCATCAACAAAACAAGAAATTAAGTATCGACCATTTCTAGTTAAAGAAGAAAAAGTATTAGTAATTGCTCTTGAAAGTCAAGACAATAAGCAAATTTCAAATGCAATTAAAACGGTATTAAATAATTGCATTATCACAAAAGGAATTAAAGTTGAAAAACTTCCGACATTTGATATTGAATATTTGTTTTTAAATATTCGAGGTAAATCTGTAGGGGAAGAAGTTGAAGTAAATATAATCTGTCCAGATGATGAGGAAACAACAGTAAAAGTAAAAATTGAATTGGACGAAATTCGAGTTACTGAAAATCCAGATCATACTAATAAAATTAAATTAGATGATAATTTGATGATGGAATTAAGATATCCTTCATTAGATCAATTTATTAAAAGTAATTTTGATTTTACTACAGATAAAACTGATATTCAAAGTTCTTTTGAATTAATTGCATCTTGCATTGATAAAATTTATTCCAAAGATGAATGTTGGGCATCTGAAGATCATACAAAAACTGAATTGATTGAGTTTCTTGATCAAATGGATACAACACAGTTTAAGCAAATTGAAAAATTCTTTGAGACCATGCCTAAACTTTCTCATAAAATCAAAGTTACAAATCCAAAGACCGAAGTTGAAAGTGAAGTTGTTTTAGAAGGGTTAACAAGTTTTTTCGCGTAAGTCTAAGTCATATTGACTTAGAATCTTTCTATAAAATTAATTTTGCTTTAATGCAGTATCATAAATATTCATTAACGGAGATTGAGAATTGGATTCCTTGGGAACGGGATGTTTATGTTGCTCTGTTAAAGAATCATTTAGAAGAAGAGAGACTCAAACAACAAAATGGCTAACCGAGCTGAAAAGTTAAGAAAGGCATATGAGTTTAAGCTCGGCAACAATTTGGTGGATAAACTTTCTGATGAACAAATTGCTTTAATTTCTAAGTATTATAATTCTCTAAGTGAAGATGATCAAAGACAGATAGACAGTTATATTTTTATGGGAAAGGTAAATGACCTTTCCGAAATGGCAAGGGGATTTATTGAAGAAAGCAAAAATTCCCCAGTTGCAACTGCAACAAAAGAATCATCTAGCACTACACTTCCAAAAGAAGATTTAGTTACTGTTAAAAAAAAGACAATATCTACGGATGCTTTTTTTGGTAAAAATACAAAAGATTCTGGAGCAAATGTAGAATATCAAAAACCGGATCTTGGATTAAAAGATTTAGTTCCTGTTGAAAAAAAAGATGAAGATCTTCTTGAAGAAAAAATTGATGAAAGAATTCTTCGTATTCTTGGATTGAAAGATACTTTTGACATTGATTATGGAACATATAAAAGTCTTTTAAAGGAACAATCTGTTTTAATTTCTACTGGAAAATCTAAACTTCCTCGTGAAGAGGAAATGATAATTCAAGATGAATTCAAAAGAATTAAGGGTAAGGATAATACTTTAAAATTTAAAATTAAAAAAAAGACAATATCTACGGATGCTTTTTTTGGTAAAAATGTAAAAGATTCTGGAGCAATTGTAAAATATCAACAACCGGATCTTGGATTATCAGCATCTAAAATTAAACCAACTCCCCAAAATATTGTTGGTGATAATTCTGAGATTTTAGATAGGATTGAAAAATTAATTCGTGAAATTCAAAATAATTTAACAAATGAAGAAAAATTAGATAAATCATTATCTGAAAAGGAAAGAAGAAAAAAAGAAAAGGGAGAAAAATCTAAAAAAGAATCAAAGTTAGAATCTTTTAAATCTAATGTAGCATCAACTTTCAAAAAAGTACTTGCTCCAGTACAAGGTATTTTTGATAGAATACTCAATACGTTTAAGTTATTGTTTTTTGGTTGGGCACTTGATAAACTTTTTAAATTTATTCGTAATCCAGAAAATGTAAAAACTGTAGATGCTGTTTTTGATTTTCTTGGTAGAAATATTGGTAAATTAGTTTTATTATATTTTCTACTCAACTCACCATTTATAAAAATTACTCGATGGTTGACTAAAAGTTTATTTAAATTTTTGATAAGAATGGCCGCAGACCTTGTAAAAGGTAAAGGAATTTTAAAGGGAATACGAGCTGGAAAGTTACTTAAAGGTGGTGGTGGATTATTGCAAGGTGCCAGAGCAGTTGCAACGAATCCAGTTGTGTTGGGCACTGCTGCAATTGCTGGAACAGCAATTTTAGCAAATGAAGTTACTGGACAAAGAGAAGCAGCTTCTTTACAAGCAGATCGAAAAGCAAAACAAGATCGTGGTAAGGTAATTCCTGTTCAGGGTGTAGGTGGTGTTGGAGACATGGGAGCACCATCTCCAACAGGATCTTTACAGGGAGTTGATATTGGATCAGATAAAAGACAAAATTTTGAAGAAGGTGGAGAAGTATCCGGACCAAAAGGAATTGATAAAGTAAAAGCAAATTTAACTGATGGTGAATTTGTCGTTTCTGCTCCTGCAGTCAAAAAAATTGGTGTTGAGAATCTAATGGCAATGAATGCCATGGGTGGAGGAGATAATAAACCAAAAATTAAAAATGGTGAGATGAATGCTGCGGGAGGTGGATTAGTTCTTTCAACTTCTGGTGGGGGACTTACTCCTTTATCTGCTCCAGTTAAGTTTTCTCAATTAAGACAACATCATGGAACTGGAGACTCTGTAAGAGCATTTGGAATTACAAAAGATTATATTATGGATGGACCCAATTATCCAAATTATAAAGTTCCAACTCCAGTTGATGCTGTGGTCAAATATGCTGGAGCTGGTGGTGGATATGGAAATATGGTAGAGTTGGTTGATTCAAATGGAAAAAATCTTGGATTATTTGGGCATTTTAGTCGTCTTTCTGTAAAAACTGGAGATAAAATTAAGGCGGGAACTTCTTTAGGTATTCAAGGAACTACTGGAAGTTCTACTGCACCTCACGTACACCTTGAAGGATCAAAAAGATTTCATGAAGTGTGGTCAGATTTTGTATTAGGAAAAAAGAGTAATCTTAATGCCGATTCTTTATCTGGAGATGAAGGAACTCCTGCAGGAGAAGATCAAACTAAAGATAATGAAACAACAAACGATCTAGTTTTATCTCCAGAAGATGCAAAAATGGCAAATGCCTACTTACAATATATTACTCAACCACAAGGAAGAGGATTGGATATTTTACCAACAATAGATAGAGTTTCTGCAGCATCTTCTCCTCCTCCACCTCAAATTAATCCAGCACCGAGAGTTCCTTCTGGGTCTGCTACAAATCCAAACAATCCACAACAAATTGCTGCAGCAGCAAAGCGTCAATTAACTGGGGCAACGAGATAAGATGGCAATCTCTGCACAAAAGTTGTTACCAGCAACAAAATCTACATTAATTAAAGCACCAGTTGCGAAAATAACAAAAGAAAATTTATCATTAGATTTTTCCAAAAAATTAAAACCAGTTGAAGCTCCCACTGAAGATACAAAAACTGCTAAAAAATTTACAGTCATTGAAAGTGTTATTGTAAATATAAGAAACTTATTGAAAAAAAGAGCAGAAACTAAAAAGGATGCCAAATTTGAAAAAAGTCAAACAGAAGATAAAGAACAAAAACTAAAAAAAGAAGGTATATTAGAAGAAAAAAAATCTAAACCTAAGTCAGATACTGGTGGAATTGAAGCACCAAATTTGAGTATTTTTGATCGAATTAAAAGAATCGTCGGACTTTTGTTTTTTGGGTGGATGATTAATAAATTTTTTAAATACATTCCTCAAATATTGGGAATTGTAGAAAAATTTATTCAAACCGTAGAAGGAATTCGAAAATTTTTAAAACCTATTACTGATACAATTTTTTCAGGATTAAAATTTGTAATTGTTGAAGGTGGAAAAGCATTAGCAAAATTGGTTGGAGTTAAACTTGACGATAAAGAAAAAAATCTTTTTGTAATTATTAATGAATTAGATAAAAAATTAAGATTCTTAGATTTCATAATGGGATCAATGATTCTTTATGATATTTTTGATGTGCTTACTGATAGTCTTGGAGGCACTGAAACTCCACAACCAAGATCTAAACCAAAGATACAAAATCCAACAGCGGCAAGTAAAAATGCATATGATGATGTAATTAAAAAAACAAAAGCAGGTGCAAAAACTTATGGTAAAGGAAAATTGAATTGGAAAGATGTGCAGAGAATTTATAATAAAAAAGGATGGGATGGTCTTACAAAAGCTGGACTAAGTATAAATGAAAAAACATTGGTTTCCAAAATAGTAGAAAAAGCAGAAGAAGCTTCCAGTTTGGCAAGACGGAGTGCATTGACATATGACTCTAGAGTTAAGGCAAGATATGAACAAAAATTTGGAAAGAGAGCAGCAAGACGTAGATTTACTCCAGAAAAAGTTTTAAAGAAACAAAGAGCAATTCCAAAACTTGTTCGTGGTGCAAAAGCGGGATTATATAAAGCGGCATCACCTGGATTGAGGAAAGGTGCATTTAAACTCTTTGGATCGGGTGCAAAGAGTTTAAAAATGGCAAGTGGATTTATGAAGAAGATCCCTTTCATTGGATCTATAATTGGACTTGGAGTTGATTTGGCACTTGGAGAACCTTTTGATAGAGCTCTTGTTGGTGCTCTTGGCGCCGGACTTGGTGCTTGGATTGGAGTTCCCTTAGGATCTGCAGTTTTTGGATTTTTGGGAAGTATTGTTCCTGGATTGGGAACTGTAATTGGATTGGCTCTTGGTGCAGCTCTTGGTGGATTTATTGGTGGTTGGATTGGAGATTTTCTGGCAAAAAAACTATATGAAATAATCAAACCAAAATTTGCAGAAATTTTCAAAAAAGCATTTCCAGATTTTGATTTGTCAATAATGGGAAAGGAAGATAAAGGTTCTAAAGGTGCTGCTGGACAAAGTGGGGTTTCTGATTCAAGTCCAGCAATGTCTGGTAATACTTTATCAAAGGCAAAAATGATGTATGAATATATTCGCAGTAAAGGATATTCTGATAATCAAGCAAAGGGATTGGTTGCAAATATACAACGAGAGAGTAGTTTCAGACCTGGAATTAGTGTTACTGATACAAATGGTTTAACATCTGGAGGATTGTTTCAATTTAATGGTCCAAGATTTAATGCAATGGTTAAAAATGTTCCAAATTGGAAAAATAATTGGAAGGGGCAAATTGATTATGCAATGGTAGAAGATGTTGGACCTCAATATAAGGGAAAACAATTTTCAAATGCTGCTGCAGCTGCGTGGTGGTGGGTTGATAACTGGGAAAGATCTGGTGATAAAAGTGGTGATCAACAAAAACATATTAACTTTATAAATCAATATAAATTTGGAAGTGGTGGTGGTGACGATGATGTAAAGAGTGGAATGACTCCGATGAATGTTATAGGTAAAGGGACAAAAAATTCCACAATGGCAGCATCATTAGTTCCAGGAGTATCTTCTCCCACATCATCTTCTTTAGCAACATCATCTGCAATGAAATATCAACCAGAATATTATGGAAATAAAACTTATCTTCTTCCAATTAATACCACAGTATTTGTTCCTACTCCAAGTAGAGATTCTTCTGGATCGATCCAGATTTCATCATCACAACAATCCACTGCATTAAATACTAATAATGTTAATCACATGTTATTGCAACAATGACAGGAATTCCAAATTTTGAGTCTTCAAAAAATACTTCAATATCCACTTTTATTATTACTGGTGAAGATGGTACTACTGTAGATTTAAGACCAGCAGTTGCTGGATTCAATTATTATGAAAATATACTTTCGGCAACGATTACAGCCAATGCAGTTTTTGGTGATTCTGGCAATACTAAAATTAAAAAGGGTGAAACTCAAACAAATTTATTAACTGGTCTTCCAGTTAGAGGTGGAGAATCAATAGAAATTTCTATTGAAGACAGTAAAAAAAATAAATTAAAATTTTTGGGTGATAATAAATTATATGTAAACATGACAGATTCTGGTAATATGAATACTCAAAAGGCCGGTTATAAATTAGATTTTGTGCCCAAAGAGTTTTTAATTAATGAGCAAACCAAACTTGTTGCAAGATATGATGGAAAAATTTCTGATTCTGTAACAAAAATTTTAAAATTTTTTGATACGAAATCATATGATATAGAAGAAACTTCAAATGTTTATAATTTTATTGCAAATGATCATTCACCACTATACGTTTTAGATTGGTTATCATCAAAATGCATACCAACAAATGTGACTCCAGGAACAGGTGCTGGGTTTTTCTTTTTTCAAACTTCTGAAGGATATAAATTTAAATCCGTCGATGGTTTACTGGATATATCTGGAAAAAATATTCGTAAATATCGCTATAGTAATACTCCTGGATCTGTTGTAGATAATATGCCAGGAAATTATACAAGAATTCTTGATTATGCAATAAATCAAAATACTAATGTGCAAGCAAAAATGCAAGTTGGAGCTTACAACTCTAGAATTTTGGTTTTCTGTCCATATACATTTAAGGTTGATACAATTATTAATTCTGCTGTGAGTGGAAGCACATCCAAAGGACCTCAACAAGCTCTTCCAACATCTCAAAAACAAGTTGATAATGTAAAGACTGCAGGAAAAAAATTAGATGCAATTTCTTCTAAATTTTTGGAAAAACCAACTCGTTTAATGTCGGTAATTAAAGATGTTGGCACACTTCCAAAAGGATCGAGTCCAAAAGAACAGTTAAAAAACTGGAAAGATAAACCAGAGGAAACTAATGATAAGATTGAATATACTTTGGCGCAATCAATTATGAGATTCAACCAATTATTTTCAAATAAAATATCAATTACCGTTGCGGGAGATTTAAGTCTTCATGCTGGAGATTTACTTTATTGTGAATTTCCTGCACTTTCTAAGGGTGACACAAATGCCATAAATAAAGAAACTAGTGGATACTATTTAATTTCTGGATTGTGCCATTCAATTGGAAATACTGAATTTTTTACTTATTTGGATTTAGTAAGAGACTCTGTAGGAAAGAAAATTGATTAAATATACATACAGTCATAATTGAATTATGCAAACCATTTTACAGCATATACATAATATAATGGATCAATTGGAAGATCCAATAATTTCAAAACAAAGCCGTAGACATTTGGAATCTGAGTTAATAAGTTTGAAAAACTATCAATCTAGACATTCTGAAGAATCTCATATTCCGTCTTCATTAGAATTATTTTGTGACGAAAATCCACATAAACCAGAATGTAAAATATTTGAATAATGTTACAATCAGGACTTTTAACTAAAAATTTTATTGGTAGAGACGGATTCATTTGGTGGATTGGTCAAGTCCCTGATGCAAAAACTTGGCAAGGAAATATACCAGAATTACCAAAATCTTCTGAGAAAGATTTACCGGGATTTAAACATCGAGTTAAAGTTAGAATTATTGGATATCATACTGCAGATGTAAAACAACTTAAAGATGATGATCTTCCGTGGGCATTGATTATGTTGCCCACCACAGCAGGATCTGGATCTGGGGGAAATGGTCAAACTCCAAGATTTGCTGGAGGAGAATTTGTATTTGGATTTTTTCTGGATGGTGATAATGCACAACAACCAGTAATTATTGGATTACTTGGAAACTCTGGACAAACACTTTTATCAAAAACAATTCCCCCAGGTGGTGCCGGATACAATCCAATTTCTGGATATACTTCAAATGGCAAAAAAGTCCCTCCACATTCAGTAAAAGAATCAAAACAAATTGAAAGTCAAACAACTCCAAATCCTGGAGCACCATCTGTACCAACAGGAAGTTCTGGTGGCACACCTCAAGTAAACGTTTCAAGTAATAAACCAAATCCAACATCATCACCAAACACGGAAGGAAGTCAAGGTCCTGGTGATATAAAAACTCAACATCAAGAAGCACAGCAAGAAGATAATAAAGAATATGCTTTAGCAAATGCTTGTAAAAGCAATAAAAAGGAAATGAGTGGAATACAGAAAGCAATCAAAAACTTCATGAAATTTATGAAGTCAATTCAAAAATATTACGATGCCTATATTTCACCAATTACAAATAAAATACAAGACATTCAAAAAGAAATTCAAAAAGTTACTGGTATTATTTCTGGATTTATAAAAAGTATTATTGGAAAAATAAGAGGATTTGTATTAGATAAAATCAATAAAGGAATTGAAAAGGTTGTTGGATTGTTACCCATAAAAAAACAGATTGCTGTAGGAGAAGCACAGCAAAAATCAATTGATTTAATTTCTTGTATTTTTAATAAGATTGTTGATTCTCTGGGTGGATTAATTTCTAAATTTTTATCTTCTGCAGTAGAATCATTTATTACAACTCCCCTTTGTGTTGCAGAAAGTTTAGTTTCTTCTTTGTTGGATAATGTCTTAGGTCAAGTTGAATCTGGAATACAAAAGGCAATGGATTCTGTAAACCAACTTCTTGGAGCAGTTGATTCTATTGCAGGTCAAGTTTTTAGTGCTCTCAATTTTGTCTCTTCAATTTCAAGTTTCTTTTCATGTGAGCAAGAAGATAATTGTCCTGAGCAAGAATCTTGGTCGTGGTTAGATGGACCAAAACCAGAATCGGCAACAAATTTTCAAAAAGTTGTGGATCAAATTGGATCATTTCCATCAAATTTAACTCAACAAGGAGTTTCTGGAATTACTTCATCGTTAAACAGTATTACTGGTGGAGGATTCTTTTCATCAGGAGGATCTTCAGAAAATACTTCTTCATGTAATACCGGACTTGCCAATTGTGGTCCACCCAAAGTCAGCATTTTTGGTGGCGGTGGAATTGGAGCACTTGCAAACGCAGTTATTGGCACTAATGGTCAAATACTGGCAGTAGATATAATTAAATCTGGAATTGATTATGTAACAAGTCCTTTTGTATCATTTCAAGATGAGTGTGGAAACGGAAATGGAGCTCGTGCAAGAGTATCTGTAGATAATGGAAAAGTTGTTGCAATTGATGTGATTGATGGTGGCAATGGATATCTTTCTGCACCAAATGGATCTTTAGGTGGAGATGGAAATACTCTTGTTGGGATTGGATCTACAAGCTATGCATTAATTTTACCAAATGGCAATAAAACTGGAATTGGATCAACTACATTTGGAAGTACGGGAATTATCACTTCCATCACAAATCCAGTTGGAATTGTATCAACATTTCAATTTGCAACTAATGGACCGGGAATTTACTTAGATTTGTCTGGATACACTGGAGTGCAAAATGTAAAAATTACAACTTCAGAATCTTCACAAATATTTCATAGCATTACTATACCTGATGTTGGTGTAATAAAAGAAAATCTTGTGGATAAAATATACAATTTGGAAGGTGGAAAAGCCTATGGTCCATGCATTTCTTCCAACGGAAAACTTTATATTGGAGATGAAACTCCAGTTGGAGGAAAAAATAAATTAATTGTGGAAGAGGGTGGTGACGATTTGGATGATATGGTATTGAATGTTAGTGTTGGTGGTTTTGTGAGATCTCCTAGTGGACCCATAGGTAATCAAACTGGAATTGGAAATTCAATTGCCATATCATTACCAATTTCAGTTAAATGTGGAAGTTTAGTATCACTTCCTCCTGGTGCATGTGTTGTTGTGTCAACTGCTGCATCCACCATTGCCGGATTGCCGACAAACTTTACAAAATCTGGTAGCACATATTGTTTTCCAACTGGAGCTACAATTACAATTCCATATCCTTCTGGAAATG